AAATTTATTTGACAAAAATTTATAGGTACGGTATTTACCGTACCTTAAGATAATTCACAATAAAAAAATTCCCCATTTCTGGGGAACTTTTTACTTTGCATAGTCAGTGCTTTGTCTGGTAGTTCTTGTGAACATATCAGCAACTTTGAACGCTTCAGACAAGTATGCATAAATTGCACTAGTCAAACTCAAAGATGATACATAATTAGCAGTGAGGGTTTTGATTGGCAGAGTATATTTCAATTCTGTTTCATCATTGAGAAAATGGTAGACATCTGCTTCAATAGCATCCATTGTTGGACTTACAACTATATCAATAACACCATTACTGTGCGTTATGCTTAGCACTATGTCTTTTTGACCAAATTCCATAAATTGCTTTACGAACTCTTCTGTAGTATCAACAGTCTTAAAACCTTGCCTAGAGAATAACATATTGGTATTCCTTCTTTCCTTGTAATGCTCTTGATGATTGTACCATAATCATCCAAATTGCGCTCAACAAACCTACACCACAAAGACCTGCTACAAACATCATCGTAGTATGAATATTACCATACAAGACAAATTCTACTAGAGCAGAAATTGGCATGATGCATGAAACAGTAACTGCCATAACTGAAATGCATTCAAGTAATGTATATAGAGCTTTTGGCATATGCTTTGTAATCTGCCAAAACGCAATGATTCCACCGCCCCAAACAACAACATAAAAGAGTCTATTTATAATATCTAAAGTCATCCTGTTATCTCCCAATTATCTACCATAATATCTTCTGTCTTGAAAGTGTAATATGCCCAAGAGGTTTGGTCACCCTTTGACGTGAAAAACATAAACTTTAATCTATCATCAATTATTCTCACAAAGTAAATCATTGTGATATTGTCTTTGGTTTTTCTTTCTCTGGTGATGCATTTACCATCACGGAGCATTGGCAATACCTGTTCAAGTTTCATAACAGTAGTATATCATAATGCATATACTTGTCAAATTTAAAAAATAACTTGCAAGGTATAGTGTTGGTGATATAATTAGTCATCGAACCAAGGAGTTTAGAAATGACGAAGCAAGAAGTTATCACGATGTTTATGAAGGCTGTAGGACAATACACCACTGCAATTGACAAGACAGCTGAAACTAACATCAATTACAAGAAGAGTGTTTATGCTCTTGAAGATGCTGTAAACCTTATCTATCGTGAAGTAGACCCAAAAGAACTGGGTAGCAATGCAGAAGCCCGTAATGCTAAGGTTTCTGAAAAGACACAAGATTTGATTATTGCAAAGCGTGAAGCAGAATTTCAATTGGAAACCGCTCGTGCAAATGAATCACGAATTAAAGCTGAAGTAGACCAAATCAAGTACATCATTCGTGCGCTTGAAGTGAAAGAAGAAGCATAATTAAAAAGGGGGTTGAAAAACCCCCTTTTTTTATTTGACAAAATTTTTTAGGTATGGTTTTACCATACCTAAAGATAATTCCCAAGAATTTTTTCTTGGGAATTATCTTTGTTAGTTGGCAACAGAATCTTTAGATTTTTCTTTCAAACTCTCTAAGGTTCTTTCAATGATAGCATTATAATCAATATCTTCAAATAATGTTCTGGTAAAAAAAGCTGTCATAATACTATTTTTTGTTTCTTCGCTGAATTGAGAAAAATCATAAAAGTCACTATTTCTTTTAGGATTTTCTATTCCAGCATCAAGTTGTTTCTGAATACAATATTCGTGATGTTCTTTCATTGCCATTGCATAAATTGCAGTTTCACCGTTAACAAATCCGTCATGCTTAGTCATATCAACTTGTTTGCTTGTGTTAGTACGTTTCTTCATATCAATATTATATCACAATGTATATACCTGTCAAGAAAATATATTTATTTGACAAAATTTTTTAGGTATGGAATTACCATACCTAAAGATAATTCCCAAGAATTTTTCTTGGGAATTATCTTTGTCAATTATGAACAGTAGATTTCGCCTTCTTCGTCAAATCCACAATCAATGCCATACTGAACATCATCACCACCAACAATTGTATAGGTGATTGACACTACAAGTTTCTTGAAAAACCCTTGGTCGTAATTATTCTTAATCATTTCTAGGGTTCTATGTGCAATATCATTCAAATCTTCCCAAGAAAAAGGCTTGCCAACCCAGCTGTTAGGAGTTTCAGAACTTGTCTCGCCCTGAAGATGACGTGCGCTAACTTCTACTTTTTGAATAAGGTATGTTGTTTCCATAGCGTCATTATATCACTAGTCATATACCTGTCAAGATATTTTATAAATATACTATGAATAATGCAGAGCCAGAATTACTTCCTATTGATTTTCAGCATATGATATCTAGCGTTTGGATATATGTTAATCCGCTAACAGGAAAACATGCTAAAACTACAAAAACTGGAAAGCTTGCTGTATTCCTAAATGAAGAAATAGGTAGGAGCTGGGAAGCAATATCTACAGCATTAACAGGTATGGTGGGATATACTGCTACCTGGCATGAAATGATAGAAATTTCTAACAAACAGACTGGGGGAGAATATGAGCTATTTACTACTCATAATAACTAATTGTTTGTCTATGTGTATGTTATTGTGGTTATGTGTATTTACTTATATGGTATGGAAAAATGGCAAAGATAACAAATAAAACTGACCACGTAATAGCATTGATGATAGATGGTATATGGAATACTATTATGCCCCAAGGTTTATCTTGTAAGCTTGTAGGCGATAAGTCTGAACCTATAATCAAAGATGGTATACAATTCAACCCTATTAGATTTGATCGTGTAGTAGAATTACCTAACAGAGAACTTGGCACTATCATTATTGTAGAGAGAGAAGTAGCCTTGTTTATATGGAAGACCTTATATAGAGAAGATGTCTGTTATTTAGATCATCCTATTGTTAGAGATGATAAGTATACTAGTCTTGCTGCTATGAGCTTAGTATGTATGAGTGAAGCACTTGTCCGTTATTGTTTGTAAGATATATCTACTAATTATAAAAGGGCATGGGGGGGTATGTTAGAATATTCGTTGGGTTCCCCCTCCCCCCTAGCTTAAAAAAGGCCATATGTGAGAAAATCGCACCCTAATTTTTGCCCCATAATCTTTGCCCCATAATTTTGTAGAGTGCCAGGGGGGGGTGGTTAAATTTTCAGGTTTTGCCCCATATATAACCATCCTTTTTGCCCAGGTATATATAAATTTTTGTGAGAATATTCTTGCCCGGTATTGTTATGAACGAATTGTTAGATTATTTCCAAAAGAATTTCGGTGAGTATGCTTCTTCTTTAGTGTTAGTGGATGGAGAAGAAGAGTGTTTTGGGGATCTTCTTTATGATTACAGTTTATTTCTTATTAGTGGTAGATATATATTATTTATTTATTCCACAGAGTTAGATCATTATGGTATGCCCTATAGAAATACCTTGAGTTTTGATAAGTTTGATATAACTAGTATTTTATAATAATTGTCTCCCCTACATTTTGGCCCAGGATTAGAGGGGGGGTGGTTAAATTTTTCAGTTTTCCTAAATTTATAACCATCCTTTTTGCCCCAGGATTAGTGTAGAGTTTTGGGCCTTATTCTGATAAAGTTTCTGACATTGTTTTTATTATTCTTTGATAATAATTTTTGTCAGAGTTTTATCAGAGTTTAGGGGAGATAAGGTGTGATATAATATGGGCAGGAGAAAATTATGTTTACCAAATATTCGCAAGAAGAATTAGAAGAATCAATGTCAGATGCTGGTGTTGAGAAAGCATTTTTAGTTTATAGTGAGAAGGGTGGCCGAGCTAGTTTGGAATCGTTTTCTGCTGCTTGGAAATCTCTCATAGGGCGAATGATAGATGGCTACACTAATCTTATGGGTGTTAGTATTGCTGAGGAAAAGTATAAAAGAAATAATCCATTTTGGGATCCTAGAGATTAAATAAAAAAGAGGAGCTTGGCTCCTCTTTTTTATTTAATATTTTGTTTTGAATTAATTCATTGGTGTATATGATCTCATAATTCGTGTTTTTAATTCATCATATCTTTTTTTATCTCTTGGACTAAGCATAGCATCTTCGATCATGGAGTCTAATTCGTCAAAGACATTTTCTAATTCACTTGCTCTTGGCTTATCATAATCTTTAGCGTGATAACCTAATATATCATCAGCTCTATTGCTTGTGCCCATTGGATCAAGCATATCACTTACTTCCATCAAATCAGTATCTAATTCTTCACGCATGGAAGGTTCACGTTTCATTTCATATTCGTCGTCATCACCATCTGGATCGCCATATGGAAAATAGTCTTCGATATTGTATTCATCGTTTCCGTCCATAGCAATCTTGGACATAACTTTGGTTACTGTGTTGGCTTCTGTGTAAAGTTTTGCGGTGTCGAGTTCATTAGCAATCTTATTGAGGGACGCTATAATTTGTCTTTTATTCATATTTTTTCCTTTTTCAGGGTGATGATATTATTTTACAATTAGTTTTATTTCATACCTTCTGTAATTATTAGGGCTTGATGTTGTGTTTCTAGTATTATATAGGTATGTGGTATAAATTTGCGAAACAAGGCTCATTGTGGTCTATTGTTAGTCCGACATTTGAGCAGGATGTAGATCAAGCTATTAAGGCATCAATTGTAAGTAAAACTTTTTCAGATGATGATGTTTTTCCTTTTGGTGGGTATTTAAGAGCTGGTGATTTTAACGTTGTAGATTTAGAGAAATTTCAAGATTATTTTAGGAATATATCTGAAAACACTTTAAAGGATTATTCATTCCAGTATATTGACACAAGAGCGCAAAAAAGTGGTGGGTATTGTGATAAATATAACAAAATAATTGTTATTGGTGAACAAACAATACAAAATTTGCCAGGTGTTATTTCTACACTAAAGCATGAGATTATTCACGCAATTGAAGGATTGATACCTTATCTTAAAGACAAAGAACTTTATTCTAATCCAGGGTCTCATCCATCTTTATTGTTCAAGGATTATGAAAAAGATCAAGCTCCATTGGGTAGAAAAGAATTAGAAGAAAAACTTTATTTAGATCGTTTAGAAGAACTTACTGGTTATACGAGAGAGTATCTTGGAATTTCGCCAGAGATTTTTTCCGAAGAAGACCGTAAAAAAGCAAGAAGTTTGGCGAAAAAAGATATTAGAGAGTTAGATAGAAGAGCAAGATCATTAAGTGGGAATGTAGATCTTTATATGGCTAACCCTTCTGAATTAAGAGCTTTTCGTTCAGAGTTTGATAACTTTTTCAGCATGGAAAATCTTATTGGAACTTATAAAGGAATTTATGAAAGTTTAGAAAATGGAAAAGATTTATTCTTAAAAGGATTTTATGAATTAATTCAAATTGTTGCAAATGTAGATGATGTTAGTGAAAGTTATTTGGATAATTCATTATATAGTAATTTACTACACGTTTCTGGTAATAGTAATTTTGGCTGGAGATTTGATCAACAAGTAATAAAAAACTTAGATCCTCAATATGTAAGACAAATTGCAAAATACTTGACAAATCTTTTTATTGATGTAAAGAAATACCTTGATAGTTATGAGCCACAAATATATGAAGAAACAGAAGTAATAGAATAAAAAAGAGGAGCTAAACTCCTCTTTTTTATTTATTTCTTATCTTTTTTGTCAGTAATTGGTCCACCAGTTACCCAAGCATCACAAGTTCTTTTAGCAGCACATTTGAATTTTAAGAATTTACAGTAGCCAAGTTTTCCAGCGTTTATAGTTTCTGTGGCATCTTCTCCTATGCCCTTTTCTATGCAGTCCATTGTTTTTGTTGTAATGTCAAAAGCAGCACAATTACCGCAGAGCATGTTCTTCACTTCTGATAGATCGTCCACTTTCCACATGTCCATTTTCTTTTTCCAGAATTTTTCATTTGGCTGTGATGGGTCAGCTGGTCCATATCCATGCTCATTTATAGCTTTTTGTCTATTTTTTAGGTTAAGTTCTATATCTTGTGTTGCATCTGGACAGTCTTTTTCTTTTTCGGCTAATTTTGTCATAAGTAGATTGATTTGGTTAGCTAATAAGATTTCGTGGCTGTTTTCAAAGCTTTCAGCTACATCTGCGAGTGAGGATAAGATTATTCTTTTATTCATTTTGGTCTCCCTTAAATAATATTTTAAGTATCTATTATTGTATCCTTTTAGGAATCTTGTTAAAGTATGAGTAAAAATATAGTATGAGAATTAGTCCTATTGGTGTTGATAAATTAAAAGATTATGATTGGTTTTATAGTGAGGATCATAATCTCTGGTATTATTTTAGGAAACGCAAGGGTGATAGTTTAAATAGTTCAGAGCTTGATGACACTTTAGATCCAAAAATCAAAAGTATTGTAAAGCATTTGAATGATAATGGTTATGACACGTTGCCAAGTTGTGAGGGTCATAATCGCACCAAGAATTTCATTGATAAGGCTTGGAAAAATCTTTTAAGTGATAGAAAGAAAATTCGTTCTGTTGGTTTGTGGTTATGTAATTGCGAGAATAGTAATAAATATTTTTTAATGGATCCTAATTGGGAAATTCCGTTTAGTTATGATGAGTTTAGTGATATATGTAGTGGTAAGAAAGAAGTGGTGGGTTATATTGGTTTTTATTGTGATGATGAAAAATTATTTAGGTTATTAGAGGGATTATTTAGTGGTAATTCTTATGTATCTGTGCGCTTTGATGGTAAAGTTATAGAAATATTCAATAAGAGTAAAGATGATGAGATTAGGGGCAAGAATTGGAATTTGATTAGTGAGGTTTTGAAGAGTGTGATTAAATAAAAAAAGGAGCAAAGCTCCTTTTTTTATTTAATGATCTGTACAAAATAACTTAATGAAAAGTTATGAATTTAATGTTGGTCAGGCGATAAAAAATAAAGACTTCGAAAAATATTTTGTAAGAGTTAGTAAAGATCAAAATGACAAGATTAATGTTTTCGCTTATGAAATTGTTGATGGTGTAGAAAAACAAGTTGAATATTTTATTCATTTTGTTCATGGTGAGCACAAGATAGATTTAACTGATTTTAACAAAATATTAGATTTAAGTACGCTTAAGATAGATATTTTTAAAAGAGCTGAAAAATTCAATAAAGTAGTATTAGGATATTCTGGCAAAGATTCCAAGCGTGATAAATTTTGGGATGTACTTTGTAAATCTTGTGGATTCCTTAGTAGTCAACGTTCTAGAATTTTTGGCAAGTGTAAGGGCTGTAAGATTCAAAATATGACAAGGCCTTTTGAAGAATTTGCAGCAGCTTGCCTTAAGAAACATAATGGTAAGTATATTTATGATGACCCTGAAGGTTATGTAAATTCAACAGAAAAAATTAAGATTTTTTGCACCAAGTGTGAGAAATACTTCTGGCAGCTTGGAAGTGCTCATTTAAGTGGGTCTGGCTGTCCTCTTTGCAGAGAATCTAAAGGTGAGTTAAAAATATCTCAATATCTAAAGAGTCATAAAATAGCTTTTGAACCGCAACAATATTTTCATGATTGCAGACACATAAATCTTTTAAAATTTGATTTTTATTTAACTGAAAAAAATGGTCTTGTAGAATTTGACGGTGAACATCATTACAAGCCTACTTTTGGATCCACACCTGAAGAGAGACAAAATAATTTTGAAAATCAACAAATAAGAGATAGAATTAAGGATGAGTGGGCAAAGGCAAACAATATACCTTTACTTAGAATTCCTTATTGGGATTTCGATAGAATTCCTGAAATATTGGATGCATTTATAGTTTCATTATCAGCTGAACAAAAATTATTATTGGAAATGTAAAAAAAGAGGAGCTTTGCTCCTCTTTTTTTTATCTCACTTGCGAAAAACTAATTTTATCTATAAATATTCCACTTAGTTTTTTGTATGCTTGTTCTGAATCCATAAATTTGCTTGAGAATTCTTTTATAGCATTCATGATATTGCTTCTAAGTTTTGGATTATTAGTGATATCTTTGTATCCTTGAAGATTGGATTTATTTGATAATGACAATCCTATTTCGGTGTCTGATTTATCTGGGAATGCTTTCTTCATTTCTTTGAATACAATTTCATATACTTTTTGGTTATAATCAATTGGTTTTGGATTTAATTTATCTTGTTCTTCAGATTGAATTTGTTGCATTCTATCATAAGCTGTTTGTGGTGTAGGTTTTTTTGGATATAATTCTGGATTATCTGAAAGACTTTGTGTTGAAACAAATTGTTTAAGGTAATTGACATCATTTAATAGTGCTTGTCTATCAGTTTCAGGCAATCTTTCTGTTTCTAATTTATTAGAAATAAATTTAAGTCTTTTTTCTGCAAGTGCTTTTTGATAATCCGGACTTTGTAATTGTTTAATTCTTGCTGTGATATCTTTTTCTTCAATAAACGATGGCATATTCCAATATCTATTACTAGTGTAAAGATCTGAGATATCAATTGGACCTACACCTGGTTTTGCTGATTTTAGCCTATTGATTTCTTGAACCAATTGAGGGTGGAGATCTAGAAACCTATTTTTTACAAAACTAGTTTGTGCTAATTTTTGCATTACATTTGTAATGATATTTGATTCTTTGTAAAGTCCTGAGTTGTCTAATTCGTTTGCAATTTCATTCAAAGATGCAATAATTTTTTTGTTCATTTATGCAATACCTTGTTTCATTTGTCCAATTTTTACACGAATTGCGTTAGCTAATTCAACAGGTTGAACATTCATAAGCAGTGGTGCTAAAACTTGCATTGGTTTATCAGATTTAAGAGCATTGTCCACAGCTTGTTTATTTGTAGCGACCCATTTATCTACTGCAGCTTGATATCCAAAAGAGTCTTGATCTGGTCTAGAAATTGGGGCTACAGGCATTTGTGCTAACTTTTTCATTACACTAGCAACAGTATTTGATTCTGCATATAATCCAGAGTTATCGAGTTCATTTGCAATTTCATTTAAAGATGCAATAATAGTTTTTTTGTTCATATTCTTACCTTAATTAGGGATGATATTTTATTTTTACAACTACTTTTATTTATCACCTTTATAAAGCAATCATGTATTATTTCAAAGCGATGAAAACTTTGGCAGATTTTAAGGATTATATTTTAGATAATTTGGGTAAAGAAATATTTTTCGGAGATATGGAATTTTATTATATTTTATGTCCAGATAATTATTTAAGGATATATGAAGTTGATTTAGATGAGTTTGATATTCCAGCACCAAAATGGAAAGGATGTTTCGGTACAAATATAAGTGTGTTGATTAAAGAATGGAAGGGAGAATAATATGTTTTATGCATTATTTGCTGCAGTAGTGGTTGCAATGGTATTTGTTTGGCTTTATATGTCAGCAATGGACAATAACAAATCTTTGATGCGATTAAATAATAGTCTTGATGATGAAATTACTGGTTATAAGAGTGCTCAAAGTAATATGTTGGCTAAGATCAGTGAGTTGACCAGTTTATCAGAAGAAAATAAAGAAGAAATCTTAAGATTGCTGTCAGAGGTAGAAGTTCACAAGTTTGAGGTTGATAGTAAGGTAAAGTGGTTGGATAGAAGTGGAGAAGAAGAATTTGGTATCGTTTGTGATGATTTCTTCTCAGATAATAAGCATTTTGTAGTTGTTCGTGGTGTAAAGAATGGCAAGGTTTCTGGTCGTTATTTTACAATTAGTGCGGAGAAAATAGTTTCCGAATGAGATTACTTTTTGCTATTCAATTATATTTTTACTTTGTTTGGGCATTAGGTAGTGAAAATGTAGTTGAATGGTTTCTTTATGCATTATTGATGTGGATTTCAACTTATTATTTACATCAATATAATTGGGAAAATAGAAAGAGCTATAGAATTTCTATAGCTCTTTACAGTACTTTAATTTATTGCTTTATATTTTGTTGTAGATTATTTTCACTCGTCGGGAATAATATCACCCTGTAAATTTTGTATTTTCTTTTGTTGTTCTCTTTGAACATCGTGTGCATTTGCAATTGATATTTGAAATTTATCTATTATTTCTATTGTTTTCATAATAGAAGATTTGACATCTTCTAAATTTTGATAATTATTATTTCCAGATCTTGTTGGTAAGTCTATTGGTGATGTTGACTCAATGGTGTTAAGTTCTTGCATCAATTGGTTGTAATCAAAAGGGCGAGAAGATACATCACCATCATTTTCAAGAATATTTGATTGTTTAAGTAATCTTGTTAAGGTTCTATCGTCAAAGTAATTGAATAAAGCCCTAATTCCATCTTCCAAATCTTGTTTATATTGTATGGCCATAAGTAAAATGGAAGCTATCTTATCAGCAGCTTTATATTGGCCATTTCGATCTAATTGTTGGGCTATTTTTACTAATTTATTCATATCTTCTTGGTTCTAATTGAATCTCTAATATTTCTTCAGGAAAACCTTTTTCAATTTCTTCTAATATTTCTGTAAATGTTTTATCTTGTTCAATATTTTTATGTGAATATAAGCCTTTTTTAGATAATTGGACCTCTATTGGATCACTTGGGTTGCCTTTTCTCACTGATGAAAAAAGGTCTTCAAAATTCTTAGGATTAATTTCTTTATGATCTTTTCTCAAACCATCGTGAAGTGATTTGTAAAGTTCGCCTTTTCTTACTTCTTCTAATTGTACTTCTTGTTGTTCCAATCTTTCTTTTTGTTGAAGAAGCGCTGTTTTTATAAATTTTCCCATTTTAATTTCCTAATATGATTTAGATTCTTGTTTTGCTAAGTAGTCTAGGTTCTTTTGATCTAGTCTCTTTTCTTTTCCGAACGGATCAGCTTCTTTGCGCCCAAATCCTGTCATTTCGCTATACGATTTAACATTTCCGGTGTGTGGTTTTTTATCTCTAATATTGTTGATAAATGATTGTACTTTATCAATTTTAGATTGAGCATCAGCGGCTTTATCACTTGGAAGATTATTCTTTAATTTAACCATATACTCTAACACATCATAAATCAATAAAGGTGCTGTACTATTTATTGGCATATTTTTGTCAGACCAACTCTTGTAAATATTTTCAGCCTTATTTACCCATCTATCAAGACCAGTTGAATCGGTTGTAGAAGTTTGTCCACTGCCTTCTGATTGTGGTGGTTTAAGGGCATTTATTCTCTGAGCAGCTTCTGGATTTTCTTGCATCCAAGTTATATATTGATCATGCATTTGTTCATCTTTTTTTAAGAATTTTGCATATGCTTCAGGAGATAATTTTTCTTTAGCATGATCTTCCCAATATCCAACTTTATCCATATTATGTATTTCGAAATTTCTTTTAACTAATTCAACATAATCATTGACTAATTCATCATCAGTCATGTTTTGAGTTCTTCCTGATTCAACTCTACTTCCTGGAGGTGGAAATCTATCAAAAATTGATTGTCCAGTTGAACCTGATGTACTTGATGGAGCGCTTTTTTGGGAAATATTGCTTGTACCGCTTAATAAATTTCTTAATTCATTTTTGTCAACAGGAGTTTTCGCCATCATTCTACCTATTTCTGCGGGATTAAGTGGTCTTTTTATAAGGCCTTTGTCATATTGATCTTGATTAAATTTTTGAACCAACATAAATGCCTCTGGATCTATAGCTTCTTTCATACCGGCTGCGTATGCTGCATTTTTAGCCATATCGTATTCTCCACCAAATTTAAGTTGTTCAAAAGAAATACCTTTTCTCTGACTAATTTTAACCATAACATTTGTCAATTTATCAGATATGTAATACAAACCATGATTGTCTAACTCAATGGCAATTTGATTTAATGAAGCTATGATTTTTCTTGTATTCATAATTAAAATTTGTCCTCTCTAGATGCTTCAAAATCAAACATCTCTTGGTCATCTTTTGTCCAAGGTTTATTTGTTGGGCCCATTCTTCTTGGTTTAGTTTCTGGAACTTGTGCACTTGGATCTATTTTTCTTGCATAGTTTATGGCATGTTGTAAATTGTTGAAATATTGGAAATCACCATTTATTTTATAGCCAAGTCTTCTTTCAAAATTACCATTTGCTCTAGTGATAATTACCACTGGTTTGCCATCAGCTTGAATCTGTACTGCAGCTCTATCGCCTTTATAAGCAATTTTTGTCATAACGTAAGTGAGATAATTGGCTTCTTTGTGCATACCCAAAGATTCTAATTCTTCACATATTTCATTTATTGATGCTAAAACTTGTCTATTCATTATAATTCCTGAAAGAAAGGTGATTATGTATTAATGTACAGTAATAAGATTTATCTCACCTTCTTTTATAAGAGTAATATGAACAGAACATTTGTTATTTTTAGTGTGGATGAAATCGCACTTATTGATTTTTCGCAGGTTTTAGAGACTAGTGCTGATACATTGCGCAGAAGTGTTGATGGCACTATGACTTTTGTGAAGTGGGATGGTGCAGTAGTTCCAACATGTGTTGAATCTCTTACTACTAAGTCTCAATATTACACATATGAGGAAATGTTAGACATTCTTGCTGGTCCAGATTGGACACAACCTATGTAATTATTTTCCTCTGCTACCACTTCTTCTTATTTGAGGCTTCGGCGCATTTGTCGAAGCTTTTTCATTTTTATTATCTATAGATGATTTTGCACTATTGTTATTTGTATTTTGAAATTTATTCAATAACGCTTCTTGTTCTGGAGATAATTTCTTTTTCATTTCCATATCCTTTCAATACTATATAAATGTTTTTTTTCGATGCCTACATAAGGATCTGTTCTTATATGATTTATGGCTTCATTGCCTAAACTATCATCATCTAATATTATATAGCTTTTCACGTTATTTTTATCGACAAATCTTTTTATCTGCGCCCATCTGTCTTCGTGTTCTTCACCTGTTTGATCTGTCTTGGCAATTATTGTTCCTTTAAATCCATTCTTTTGAAATATTTCATTTATTTCACTTAATGGATATCTTTTGCGCCAATAAGATGACAGCACGATTTCTGGGTTATATTTTTCTACTATTTGATTTAATAGATTTATTTGTTTTCCACTGACTATGAAACATAAATCATTTATATTTTCAAGAAATTTCTCACCTGTCATATTATAATCAGAGAAAGAATTTAAAACTCCATCTATATCAAGAAATAAATATTTTTTGCCCGGTCTTTTTATTCTGATTTGGAATCTACTAATTTTAGCCATTCGTTATAGATCTTCTTGCCTTTGGTTTTGTCAGCGTTATATACTTTAGCTTGCATATCATTATAAGCTTTTTGTTTACTACCAAAAGCATCAATTTTAGATTTATATTCTTCAAAATAATTAGATGCTTCAAATGCTTCAAATTCTGGGCCAGCTGGAGAATACTTAGAATCAATAATAGGATCGTAAGTGAATTCAGGTGTTTTTTCTGGATATATTTCTGTATCAACGCCTATCAATTTTTGCCATTCTTTATAGATTGATTTACCCTTGGTTTTATCAGAATTGAATACCTCAGCTTGCATAACATTATATGCCTTAGATTTACTTCCAAGTTCTTTTACTTTAGCTTCATAGTCAACAGCATGCATTTGAGCTTTGAAATATATTTGATCTTTTGTCAAATTATTTTGTGTTGGCTTCACTTGTTCTTGAAGTTCTTGTTTCTTTACTGACTGAGGTTTTGGTGCGCTTGGTTTTGCCACTGGTTTTGCTTCTGGTTTAGACGGCGCATTTTGTTGTACTGGTTTAGAAGAATCAGGTTTTAATTGCGGTTTAGAAACAGTTCTGGTTTCTAGGCTTGTTTCTCTAATTGGATTTACTACTGGTTTTTTTCGATTTCTCTTTTGATCAGTTATATCTTCTAATTCTAAATTCATTATTTGAGGCACAGGTTTATTATCTTTCACTTGAATAAACGCACCAATATACCAAATTTCTAAATCTTCTTGGGCAGCCAACCATTTTGCACGTAATCTATCTTGTCTAAGTTTATTTGGATATGTGCTGAATAATTTATTTTGATTTACATAATTACCCATTGAAGATAATTTTTTACTAGCTTCATATGCATCTCTTGCACGAAGCCATTTATCCCTCAATTTTTGATAAGCTGTAGAATGCTGAATTATTGCATCTTCACGTCTTCCTAAAGAAAAATCATTAATACTTAAATCGGGTTCACCATTTTCATCTGTTAATTCAGGCCTATCGGTATTTTGAAGAACCTCAACCCATCGTTCCCCTCTATCAGCTAGTTTAGTGAAAACTTGATCTAATACTTTAGCTTCTTTTACTAAATTATTATCTTGCAACTCATTGATTATATTGTGTAGCTGTGAAAGAACTTGTTTCATCATTTTACCTTAAAGACATTTATATGTATTTTTTCTACATATTTCATATAAAAACTTTTTTATCCTATAAAAATGAAGATTTAGGATATACGCTTTCTTTTATTAAGAATCTATCTTTATTTCTTAATATTTATATTATCATTACGGGGAATAATATTAACAAGACTCTAAAAGGAAACTAAAATGAAAAAAGCATTTACCTTAATTGAATTACTCGTTGTCATTGCCATCATCGCTATTTTGGCTGCAATTCTCTTCCCTGTGTTTGCCCAAGCTCGTGAGAAGGCTCGTTCTGCTTCTTGCTTATCTAATGAGAAGCAAATTGGTCTTGGTCTTATGATGTATACCCAAGACTATGATGAAACTTATCCTAGTGCATATTTCTATAAGAATAATACTGCTACTACTAATGGTGGAAGTGCTGGTGGATATATTCATTATTCAGCAATGATACAACCTTACTTGAAGAACGATAAGGTTTGGGTATGTCCATCTGATAGAAATGGTGGTGTAGGACCGGACAATCCTCCTTGTTTACCTTGGACAGACGTAAATACTCTTGGTTGTGAAGCTCAAGTACCACGCTTGTCTTACATTCCTAATTCAGCTGTTCTGCCACGGAAAAGAGGCCCACAAGATGCGCCAAATGTTGTCTCAATTGCTGCTGTTGACTTTCCAGCTGACGTTATTGCTATCACAGAAGCAACTAATCATTTGAATTGTATTTTCTTAGCTAGTTCTGGACAGCTTAACACTGAAAGAAGAAATAAATCACATAGACCTACTAACGCTATGATGAGAACAATTAGTGGCGGACAGTGGGCAGGGCAAAACGTGGCAGACGCTACTGGTCCAATCTATGCAATTACTAAGGCTGCTGCTGAAGGTGCTGAAGGTTGGGGTGGTCCATCTGATTCTGGACTACGAAATGGTACTGCTGGTTGTAGATCAGTTGCTGCAGACGGTGGATTGCATATTAGATTTATGGAACCAGGTCGTCATACAGGTGGAAGCAATTATGTCTTCGCTGATGGCCACGCAAAATTCTTTAGATTTGAAACCACAATCAATCCAAACAATTTCCTCTGGGGAAAATCTTATTATCCGACAGGTCAGGCAATTCTTGATCAAGCTGGATTCCCAGTAAGATAATTCTAAAATATATCTGCTTTATGATTTAAGAAAAGATTTATCTAACGGTTAGGAGCAGACCAACAAACACAAAAACAGGGGCTTTGAAAAAGCAGCCCCTGTTTTTGTGTTTTGGGATGCGAAATAGGAAACTGTATACTAAATAATGGAATAAAAATGTTATGAAAAGGTATAGCTTTAGGATAATCACTGCTGGAATAAAAGAAGATATTTTGGGAATTTGTAATTTCCTGAATAAAGATGCAGAATATTATCAAGACTTAAGAGAAACAGTAAAGCAATATGATCAAAAGTATCAAGTATTTGCTGCTTGGTTATTGGCCCGTAATATTGAACCAAATGAATATATTGAAGCTATACAAAAATATATTGACTCAAGAAGAATTACTAAATTTTCAGTAAGTGCTAAAGCTGTCAAAATAAACGATGAAGTTTTTGATGATGCGATTAAACTAACAGAATATATCCACGCTAATTTTCCTATTTTAGAAGTTGAAGAACGTGTTGAAAATACTGAAATTGAAGATGTTCCTGTTGTAGCAAATAAAGATAATTCTATAAGGATATTTGAAATAAATAATGCCAACGATGGTAGAAGATTAGTTGGTGATGATACAAGTTGGTGTATTGGCTATAAAGGCCCAAATAATATGTGGCAATCTTACAGAGATAGTCACGATGCTTCTTTCTTTGTAGTTTTTGATAACAATCCTCCTACAGAAAATCAAAGAAAAGTTGCAATTGATTTTGCTTCAGAAAATGTTTTATTAACAGACATTCCAAATATTACAGGACATCAACTTACAAATGGATGGGATTGGGATCGGTATTCTGAATATTTATCTAGCAAGGGAATTAATTTACAAGCAACAAGACAAAATCCCGAAACTGGTCAAGAAGAATTGATTCTTAAGAACAAACCCAAGACTACAGAAGAAAGATTGCAAGATGCCACTTTTAATTACATTGCTGCTTTAGGTGTAGAAGATATTCTTTTATGGCAGTCTGGAAAATCTAAAGTCAATGGTGAAGATAGAAACATAGAAAAAATAGATAAAGATAGCTTAGATATTATAGAAGAGATTTCAAGTAGATCTGGTATTGCTTACATAGTTAATAACCGTGATGCTAAATTCTATACTTCAAGATGGATGGGTTTAGGCAAACGTGTAAAAGATGAAGTTTTAGAATATTTATCTCAAAGTGTTGGTGGTGAAGATTTGTTGATGAAATATGTCAACACTGGTTTGCAACTTTCTGAAACGCAATATCAATTTTTTAGAAAAAACAAAAGTTTACTTACGTCATACTTAAGAAGTCAAATTATAGCTGGTAGAAGATTTAGCCCTCTTATGCAAATTGATTTGATAAACTCAAATAGAAAAGATTTATTTCAACAATTAATTGAAAAACAGGGCGGTATAAATGAAGTTGCTAAACCAACCTTAGAAGAAAAACCAGATTTTTTGAGAATTTATCTTGAAACTTTGATTGAAAATAACAATTTACAAACTGGTGCACGATCTGACCTTTCTGATGCCGAGTTATTATTAAAATTAAACGACAGAGATTTATTGATAAAATATATTAGCACTGTAAAAACTTTTGTTCCAAATGGTATACGAAATTTTATTTTCGAAGATCCTAAATTTCCTGAATTATATTTATTATATGCAAAAAATAGATTGACAGATAAAGATTTAGTAGATTTTACTTCGGCTTTTCCAAAACAAGATTTGAAAAATGTCGTATTGCAATCAGGGGATAAATCACTTATCAAAGAAGTGGCAATGGCAACTGGTTTTAATGAAGAAGATTTTGAAAAAGCAAAAGAACTTGGGGTGTTGGAAGAAGTAAAGTATTCAATATTATGCCCAAAACCATCCGAAAAAATTGCTAAATATTACAATCCTAACGATCCATTTGATCTTTCGTTAATTACTCAAATTAAAGATGTAGATGTTTTACGTGAATTTTCTTTTAATAACTTTGATGAATATAGTGAAACTTATCATAATGATTGGAGTGATAATCCAACAGTAAATTTTGCATTTGATCTAAAGGAACATAAACAAACAATCTTAAAAGACGCTCATTACGCATATAAAAATAATCCAGAAGAAATTGTTCCTAATAATGCAAATCAAACTTTATTATGGGCCATTTATAATGATGGCAAATTATTTAAGAAGTTTGAAGAATTGGAGATGAGTGATGAGGCAAAAGAAAATTTCAGAGATGCTATTCAAGAATTTCAAAATGCAATACAAGATATAAATTTCTGGAAAAATTTCTTTAAGAATATTGATCATTTTGCTGATTGGATAGGGAGCAATCTAAATTTTAATCAAAATGATTTTGCAAACATTCTAAAGTTTATTCCACAAGAATTTTTAGAAGATCCAGAAATTAAAGAATTTTTGCAGAGAAATATGAACAGCATTTCTGCTAAGAATTTTATGCATAATATAGATATTGAAAAAACACCTTGGTTATATGAAGACTATATAAATCAATTTCTAGATGGTGAAAGAAATGTAAGATCTGAATTTTACAGAGTATTATATCGTGGTAGAAGTTATGCATTTGAATTCCTCTCAAAAATACTTGAAAAAAGAAAATTTAGTGATGAAGAAATTGATTCATTTAACAACTTTACACCAGATATTATGTTAGAATTTTTGGATATATATACACATCATTATCCAGAAGTAAAAGAAGATCCAAATTTTTATAATTTAGGAATATTTAGTTATTTTAGAAATCGTCCAAATTTAAATCATCAACTACATTTATTAAGAAATTATCCTAAATACTTTGAAACGAGAATTTTAGAGGGAGATGTTTATAGAAATATATTGCCAGAAATAAGGGCAGCATTAGTTCATATGTATCCTAACCTTGCTCCGATAATTCTCGAATATGAAAGAAAATCAAAATATGGCCTTGGATATTTTGATGAAGAAACTGGTCAAGTGTTGAAAGGACAAAGACCAACACCGCCTGGGACACAAAAAGAATTGCCTGATCCATTTGCGTCAGAAGAACCTGAAGAAGAAGAAACTACCACTGCCTTTGTAAAATCTATGGTGAAAATAGCGCAGAAATTAGATTTTAAAAAAGCATATAACCTTGCAGATAAGTTTACAAATATATTGAGAAAATACAATGTTTAATAATCGTATAGTAATAGCAAATAAAGAATTATTCATTTCAATTTTCAAGTCTGTTGGAAAAGATTATAACAGCTATAAAGAAATTGTAAATAAATATAATTCAGTATTTAAGCCTCTTGCTGCTTGGATGTTGGCAAGAGATTCTGATGAAAATGCTATTAACGATATTGTTAGTCATTTAACCCAATATATAAATCGTAAAAAATTAAATCCGGCCAATATCAAAGTATCTAAAAGTTTTGTTGTTATAAATGACAATCAATTTGATGACTTGATGGCACTTATTGATTTTGTTCACGGCAATTTTCCAATAGCAAAAAAACAAGAAGAAAGAGTAGAACAATCTGAAACAGATCATACTCCTATCCTCACTGGCGATGGAATTAAGGTTTTCAAAGTAGAAAAAGCTCAAGATAGCAAACAATTAGCAGCAGATACTTCTTGGTGTATTGCTTATCCAGGCGAAAATAATATGTGGCAAAGTTATAGAAGCAATCAAGCTGCTACATTTTATATTGTATGGGACGAAAATCCACCCACTCCTAATCAAAGAAAAGTGGCTCTGCAATTTAATAATAACAACGTTCAAATTACTGATATTGTTAACAGAACAGGCTCAAATTTAACTAACGACATTACTTTCCAATATGAGGGAAGGACTATTACAGGCAGAGATATTCCTACTTATTTAACATATTTAAAAAGTAAAGGTGTCAACATAGATGCTACAACAACTAATCCTGAAACTGGCGAAGAAGAAAAAATATTAATAAATAAACCACTTACACCAGAAGAAAAATTAGAAACTGGTTTAGGTAATTACGTTAAACGCCAAGATATAAATGTTGATGATGTAAAAAGTTGGTCTACTGGGAAATTTGTCTTAAGAAGCACTACAAAAGATGGATTTATCAAAGACAATGGAGATAATACTTATGTACTTTCTAATCAAAGGTATGTAGTAAAACCAATTGAAATCCCTGAAGAAATGATTGCTGAAAAAACGCATTTAGGCAAAAGTGCAGGAATGTTGCCTTCAGATTCAACGGCTCATTTATTAGAGTCTATAACCATTGAATCAGATAGCGTCAAAACATATCTTTCCAAATTCATCGGTATGGGTTGGATATTACCCAATGATATTTTTGAATATTTATTTGATGTTCCTGGTGGTAAAGATTATTTAATTCAATATGTAAATACTGGATTAGAATTACCTCGCACTCAAAGAGAAAAAATAAAAACCAATAATCAATTATTCAATTCATACGTCAAGCAACAATTATCTGCTTGGGAATTGGGACATAATAATGGTGAGATATTAGAATATCTCGACCCTAACAACCCTAGTGATAAAGAAAAAGTTTTAAAAGCATTTTCTAAAACCAAAAATTTTAGTGGAATTCCTCAAAATTGGAAAGAGAATGTACCTCAAATTGGAGTATCTGTTGCTACCGCTGGCGATGATTTTAATTTCAATGATCCTTTTGCTGAAAAATTAGCTATTGCTAAAGGTTTGTTTAAAGTTTATCAAAAAAATCCAACTTTAGAAAATACAAGAATTTATCTACATACTCCAGAAGCTATTGAACCTTTAAGAGCACAAGCAGAAGCAGATGGATATAATGCTGAAGTTCTTAATTCTCCAAGTAGTTTTGCTTCATTTGCTGGAAGATTTAGATTAATTCCTGATGAATTTAAGAATCTTCCTGAATTTTATGAAATATCTAAAATTGCAGTAGCTTCTTACAAAACAAGACTTGACTTTATTCAAAAAATTAGAACTAAAGATGAATCTGAATTAACTCAAGATGATTTAGAAACTGGTGTTGCATTAGTTTTAGTAACTGGGCAAGGTGTTCAATATACTGCATTAGAAAATTCTGGAAAATTCTGGAATTATTTATATGATAATTTTGAAAGATATTATAGTGGTAGATTTAGTAGAGTTGGATTAGAAAAGAGAGAAATTCCAGACGATGTTGATCAGGAAGATGAAGACTTCGATGAGGAAGAATATCCAACTTATGATGACCCTGGTGAACAAAAATGGATAATTAATGCAAGTTTATCTAAAATTCCAAAATATGCATTAATAAATGATCCTGATTTAAGAGAAAAATTCTTAAATAGATTTAGTCCAAAGCTTCTTGTCCATAAACTTTTAGAGTCTCCAAGTTCTGAAAAAGGGGCCAATATAGCTGCAGAATATATAAACAGTATCGAAGATCTTCCAATTTCGATAACAATGTACCTAACATTTAATAAAAATCCTATAACAGAAAAAATATTAAGAACGTCAAGTTTAGATGAATATAATAATTATATGAAAAAGAATCGTAGTCAATTAGATATAAGAGACTATGCAAGATTATTAAATTTTTATCCTTTTATTAGCGATCAAATTACAGACCAAATTTTATTGAACAGTTGGACAAATTTTAAATATGCTACTCCTACTGAACAACTTGAAATATTTACAAATCTTATGAATGCAAGACCAGAATTTTTCAGAAAGCATTGGCAAGAATTAGATTTATGGCCTGTTTGGATATCAGATTTAAAAGAAAAAAATATTATCAGCACACAAAATCCTCAACCAATTCAAGAAACTGATGAACAGATGCAAGAAAGCTTAAATAACGTATTTAAAAATATGTCTGCTTTACCTAATAATGAAGATGAAGATGTATTAGCTTCTGTCAAATCTATGCTAAAAATCGCTCAAAAATTGGATTTTAAAAAGGAATATAGGTTAGCAGATAAACTAACCTATATTTTAAGAAAAAAGATATAATTTTAATTATTCAAAATCATCTTCGAAAGGAATTTCTAAATTATCATCTTCAAGATCCTGTTGTTTCTTTCTATGTCTAGCTAAATTGAAAGATTCACCTTCTGGAAGATCTTGGAATGTTAATTGACCTGGATCTGTATATTGTGAGGTCAAGTGTCGCATTTGGGCTCTGTGTTGCCCCTCTTCAATAGTTGAAATTTCAGGAAGAATAAATTTAGTATTAAAAGTTTCTTCAAATTTCTTTATTACTGGATGATCTTGATATGTCTCATAAATACGTTTAGCAATCTCTAGACGTAATTTATCTTCAGAGTTTCTCATCATCCGCATAGCTCTTTCACTAAACTGATCTGAATCACCAAAATGTTCATAATCTTCAGAGTCTGGTGTTCTAACATATTCTTCCCATTGAGAATAATGCTTTGCAAAACTATATAACAAATCTAATAATGGATTACGTCCTATTATTTGTCTAATTCTTTCATATTTATAACTTTGAATATCTTCTTTTGTTAAATATCCACTTCTTCTAGCCAAATACTCATCAGTTAAACTATCTTCTCTATCAACTATAGATTCTAATTGTTTGTATGCAATATCAACTATTGTTTCTGCTAAGTTTTCAAAATCATAATCTTCTAAGTCATAAACTTTTCCATATGTTCTTTTGCCATCAATAGCATCTTTGATTTCAGAAACAGTTTTATCGGCTAATTCATCAATGTCTAAATTTCTAAGATTATTTTCTTCAAATTCTTCTTGGTCTTTATTTTCCCAGGAACCTGAATGAATACCAAATCTTGAAAAATCTCCATCAGCTTCTTCATCATAATATCCTTCTAAATAAGGCCCATAAGCAAACTCGTGAATGCCATATTTAATTTCATCAGGACTATTTTCCCATTCAACTTCCCCAGGGTACCATTGCTCAGCTCGTTGATGGGTGTAGCTATCTCCAGCAGTTTTCTTTATATCGTCTCTACCCTCAAAAAACTCACTAATTTTTGCAACTTGATCGTCGTCTTCAATTTCAGAATTACTTGGGCCTTTGATTTGTTTTATTGTTCCATCTCTACCAACTTCAATTGTTGCTTGTGGTTGATTGAATTTATTTCTTAAGGAGTATATTGTACAATCTCCAGATTCAACGTGTCTAGCATATGACCCAACACAGTGATGCATAAAGCTGCCTTCAACATCTAAATCATTAGGATCTTCTACTCTTACCATCATAGATCCATCATCAAATCTATGAACAATCTTTTCATCAACTAATTGCCCAGTTTCATCTCTCTCGAATGGTAAATAGAATTTTCCAGAACCTCTTTGTGTCATAGCTCTGTGCCATTCATTTGAATCTTCGTATGCTTCTTCCAGTGATTTTGTCCCAATATTATAATTAGGATTATCTAAACTGTGAACTCTCCAAAAGTCGTGAATTTCATCTAGATTGTCTTTAATATCACGTAATTCTTTATTGTAATTCCATCTGTCATCGTATGGATCATCATTTAATTTGTTAGCTCTTTGAAGTTTATATTGATACAAGGCCCAACTTTGAAATCTTGGATCATAATCTTGAACAAGTTGCTTTTCAGTTCCAGATGGCTTGTATCCTGATTCAAATAAACTTTTCAAATCATCTATCATCATTGAAGGATTCTGATTTAATGCACCAATTGCTTTACCTTTTTTATCATTAGGTAAAGAGTGTACAAACTGAATAATCTGATCACTAACACCTTTTGATTGTAAGGCGTTGATTGCATCTTCTATTGCTGCTAAAATTGTTCTGCTATACCACATTATGTTTTACTCAATATATTGTTTAAATGTTTATGTAATTCTGGTTCTATTTTAGAAAGAGTTTTGATATCATTTCTATTGTCATTTATCTGGTCATAATGATCTCGATAAATATTAATCATATTTACGAATGAAGACTGGTCCATTTTATAATCAGGGTCATTAATAATAGTATCAAGCATAATTTTTGATTGTGCATGATCAAATAACAATGGATCTATTACCATTTGTTGTAAATAGATTTTTGAATCTTTGCCAAATCTATCGTCTATTTCTTGTGTAGATTCACCCATGAAATTCTTTTTCATAGGCATTCTATTTTTATAATCTTTTTGTTGCTGAAAAGGATATCTGTAAAAAGGAACAGACATATCTTGAGCAAGTCGATACCACATTTATCTACCAGTTCCAGACAACATTTGAACAAGTTGTTGTTGAGATAAAAAGCCTGGATTATTTTTTAATTGATTGTAAAGATTTTTTGCTTGTTGATTTTGATTTATAGGTTGACCATTATAAGTCCCACCTTGATTAGCATACATATCCATTGTTTGTGCTAAATCAGATAAATTATTTTGTTGACCAAATTGAATTAAATTATTAACAAATTGCTGAGGTGTTGTAGAAACTAATAAAGGATCATTATATCTTCCTTGATATTGTTGATATTCAGGAGTGTTCATGACTAAGTTTCTTAATCCTCTACCAAAAGCTCGTTGTCTATCTACAAATCTTTTGCTTCCCAGATCAATTCCAAAAGGTCCCATCACTCTTGTTTCTTGATTTGATAATCCAGGTATAAGACTAGCTCCACTCGGAAGTCTCATCTTAGTATTTTTCAAAAAATTATCCATGCTATTTCCAGTTTGATCAAGACCAAAGTAACTTCTATTAAATTGAGCTACAATAGTTTTGTCATTTACTGAAATATTTTGAGCAATCTTGTCAATTTTATCAGCAAGGGCAAAATGATTTTTCTCATCCAATAATTTAGCAATTCTTAATAATTTATCAGCACTCATATTCTTTCTCATTAAAGTGATACAAATATTAGGTTCTTATAAAAAAAGAAACCCCCCTTTATTGGAGAGCTTCTTTTTCACATAACCAAAGATAATTATTAATTTTTTGCACTACATCACAACTTGTTTCGTAAAATCCACCTAATGAATTTTCCACTTCCATATGTAAATCAAGTTCAGCAATTATATTTGATATGCATTTATGAGAAATAAATGATCCTTTGGGCTGCCATATATTGTCTATTTTTTCGTACTTATCAAATTCAAATTCTAATAAAAATTCTTCCATAAGTTCATTGAAATTTATCTTCGATCTATCCAATCTTTGAGTTTTCAATAATTCATAAAAATCTTTGTCAGAGAAACATCTATTATTTTCAACCATACATTCAATGAAAACTACAGCAAAGAATTCTTCCATAAATTAATTCTACCACTATTAGCAGTGATAACAGGATTGCTTGGATCAAACTCAATATTTTCTCTAGCGTGTTTTATGTTTTCAGGATCCCAAGTGATGTAATGTTTGATTGGGTTTTCTTGAGAGTACATTCTAAAAAATTGGTTAGGGTCCATGATAATGCTGTCAAACCCTAATGAATTTAAAAATCTTTGAATAATTTCACCCTTATAATCTGATTCTTCATCAATGTCAAAAGTTGCTAAAGATCCTTTAAGATTATCCATCATCATAACCGAGGAAACTACACCATCGTTAGATCCAGTTGTAAATTGAATTAAATCTTCACAAATTTGAAATGCTCTATCTGTATCCATATAATCTATCAAAATATTGTAAAGTTTTGAAATAACTGTCTTGTAAGAATTATTGTCAGACTCATCAATATAATTATCATTCAAGAACTCTAATGTCTCATTTGTATCATCAACAAAAGTTTTTTCTGGATGCTCTTCATCATTTTCAGAAGTTAAATGAATTGGATTTTTCATCCTTAAGTGAGCTGGAATTACTCTTGGCTTATTAGAACCTAAAACAGTATCAGTTGCAATTTTTTCTACTAAGTATTGAAGGCTTGCAACAGTGCCATCTTCATTAAAATAAGGGCGATATCTTGGATCATCACCATATAAGTTCCATAAATAGAATTGATCTTCATCATTTTCATCAATCAATTTATATTCTAGCTCTGAAATTTTTCCTTTTTGGTCAGGTCCAGAACCAGTGTAATTTTGTGTGGCATCTTGCTCATCACTAGTGAAATAAAATCCTTGACCAAAAGCATTAGATGAGACACCTTTATTGATATCAAATTGGTCAAATTCGTGTGTGGTACCATGATATACAGGCATCTCTGGCACATAATGATCTTTTGACCAATCACTAAAGAATAAACTTTTAGGTTCTTTTTGTGTTTCAAAAAGTTCTTCAGGTTTCAATTCTGGTCTTTCTTCTTTTTTAGGTGAAGATCTTTCTACATCTAAACCAGGGAGTTGTAATTGTTGTGCTAATCTATACCACATTAGGAGATCGTGTCCTTTACTTTTTCTACTCTATTTGTCCAACCTGCTCCATAAGTTTTAGCTTGCTCGTCTTTTTGATATCTTTCTATTTGCTTATTAAGGATAGCTTTGGCAAAATTAGCATCACCCGATTTAGATTTTTCCCAAATTTTTGCCATAGTTGCAGGTCCCATAATTCCATCAACAGGCTGAACGCCAAGCATTTTTTGAACAAACTTTATAGAATCTTGTGGACCATCTGTGAGAGCCATAGATAAGATTGCATTAGAGACATTTCTAGGCAATTGATCGCCTTTTATTAAATTCCAATATCCTTCTTTGAATATTTGCTTTGCTGTATTTTGATTTATAGTAAAAACATCTCTTCTTGGCAAATTATGTTTTTTATTCCAAGCATCAAATTCTCTTTGAGTGACTCCATAATTAGTTCTTCCACCTCGATCTGTGCTTTCATCAGTTTTACCACCCTCTAAATTAAGCATCAGATCTATAGACTTGTTGAAATTACCTGTTGGAACTTTTGGAACATTTGCTGGAATAGTGACTTTTTGTAAACCTAAAGGAAATGATAAAGGCTTAGTTAATCTTAAATTTGCTTTTGGAACTGGCTGCTGTTGTTGTAATAATTTTTTATTATAAGTTTCAACATCCATATTATATTGATCAACATCGGAAATTTGTGCTTTTTTTATCAATAGTTCATCGACAAAATCAGCCATTTCATAATCGCCAAGTTCATCAAAAATATTTGCTGCAAATCTTAAGTTCATATATTTATCTCTGTACAAATTATCTATGCTTAAAAAATCTTGTACTATCCAAGAACCATTTTCCGCAAATAAGATGTATGCTCCTGTTGCTCGTGGAAAAATGGTAAAAAGCAAAAAATATAATGATTGGATCGAAAAGAACATTTCAATCATCAAAGATAATTTATTACCAGCAACAAATTATCCAATAGAAATAGAAATTCTTATTCTTGCTGACACTCAATGGAAAATGAGAAGCGATCCAGATAATATTGTGAAACCAATAGTTGATCTACTTGTAAGAGCAGAAATAATTCCTGATGATACAAGTAGATTTGTTGAATCAGTCAAAGTAAGATATTTGCAAGGTTTCGGATCTCCCACCACTTGCATTTCTTACTCTATTGTTGATAATTAAAAACTTGACCAAGCTAAAAGAAAAATTGGAACGAAAATTGCAAGTAATGTCAATATTGCCATTATGCAAATTATCATCTCCGTTGGTGATAATTTAAACTTCATAAGAATACCCTCCGAGGTAATATTCTAATTCTATTTAATTGCTTCGTATGCTTCTAAAATTAATTCTGCACCATTGAATTTTATCTTTGGCAAATCACTTACTTTATGCCAACTAACACCAATCAAATCATCACCAGCCAAAAGATCACCAGAATAATCTTTTGTATAGTAAACATTAACAATTTTATCTGGCATATTCATAACTCTCAGATTATGAAGTTTTGATATTTTTAAGTTTGTTTCTTCTTCGATTTCTCTTTTGGCGCAATCTTTTTCATCTTCTAAATAATCAACGTGCCCACCAGGTATCTCATAGCCAGAAGATTTTTCTCCAAGCAAAACTTTATCATTGTCAAAAATAATGACAAGAGAGACTTTCTTTTTAGCTGAAATTCGGTACCACATAATAATTTATTCTGGTTTTAAAAAGAAAAATCCCATCTTATTAGGATGAGATTTTTCTAATACAACTGGCAGGACTCGAACCTGCGGCCAAATGCTTAGAAGGCATTTGCTCTATCCACTGAGCTACAGTTGCATATTTATTCTAATTTGTAAGTATCTCTCTTACTCTCTAATTATACCACAACTTTACATCTGCGCACTAACAACTTCAACTTTTTTCTTTGATTTCTCAAGTTTATATTCAATTGTTTTGCCAGTGTTTAAGTAAATATTCAACCATCGATTCAATTCTTTCAATTGAGCATAAGTCATTTCAAGACTCTTCTCCTCAAAATTTTCATCAATAATTGTAATCTTGTGTTTCATACGGATAGCATACCACGATTCAGGTATAATGCAAGTAAGATGAAAATAATTGATATCTATAATTTATCTAGAAAAACCTCATTCCCAGTTGAAGATATATTTAATCTTAAAGATTTTGGCAGAAAAATCTTTCAAATTCATAATAATATTGGAGCTGATTGGGAAATGTTAAAGAAAAATGTCCCTGGTTTACAAGGACATTTTATTGAAACAAATTTAAATAGATTTTATATTGTTAGCTTGAATGACAAACCGTTCATTCTGGTTAATTATGATAAAGTTTTACAGTATTTCACACCGTATTCTACAGATCCATCTCTTTATCAAACTTTCATGAAATTACTTATAGCTCATTCAGATCTATCTTATTGTCATTTCTCAGCAGACAAAGATTTGAATATTCTTTTACCTGATGAAGATGGATATGATCAACAATTTGAAGATTAGCTTATAAGCACAAATAATTATTCAAACTTTCTTAGATGTATAATCATAATATGAAAAAGATCCTAATTACTGGTATTCATGGAAGTGGAGCAACTTATCTAGCTGAATACCTTAGTACATTACCAGATATTGAAATACATGGGATTTCAAGATGGCATACTGATAGAAAAAATAAATCAGAATTATTTAATAGCTTTATTATTCATGAGTGCGATTTAACAGATTTAGGGTCAGTCATCAGAGCTATACAAAATTCACAACCTGATTACATTTTTCATCTTGCTGCAAACGCTAATGTAAAGCTATCTTTCACAAATCCTATTTCTGTACTCAATAACAATATAAATGGCACTTTAAATTTACTTGAAGCACTTAGAATATTAAATGCTAAACCAGTGCTTCAATTGTGTGGAACATCAGAAATTTATGGGCAAGTTAGGCCTGACGAAATTCCAATTAAGGAAACTCAAAACATAGATCCAGTAAATGTATATGCAATTAGTAAGTTTGTTCAAGAAAAATTAGTCAAGTCATATTATCATTCTTATGGCATTCCAATTATAATAACAAGAGCTTTTGGATATATAAATCCTAGAAGACCAGACATTTTTTCAAGTGCTTTTGCTAAACAAATTGTTGATATTGAACGTGGTAAACAAAATACACTTTATCATGGAGACTTAAATTCAATAAGAACTCTATTGGATGTTCGAGATGTAGTTGAAGCTTATTGGGTAGCAGCAAATAAATGTGAGTATGGTGAATCATATAACATAGGACACACTACTCCTGTAAAAGTAGGAGATTATTTGGAAGAACTTAAGAAACAAGCTAATTGTGAAATAAATTCAGAAGTTGACCCTAATCTACTTAGACCTGTAGACGTAACTTTGCAAATTCCAGATGTAACTAAATTTTTCAATGCAACTAATTGGAAGCCTAGATATACATTTGAAGAAACAATGAGATTTTTATTAGATCATTACAGAAACCAATAAAAAAGGGGAGAATATTCTCCCCTTTTTTATTTAGTATTTAAGATTTACTTCGAGCCATAAAATCCTTGAGCAAATCCCCAAACAAATGATGCTACAGCCAAAATAATTCCAGCAGTATTACCAGTGTTGATTTGCTTTGCTCGCTTTTCTTCTTCTAAGTCGTTTACATTAGGCATGAAAAGAAGAGCAATAGCACCTAACAAACTACCACCAAAAAACCAAGCCCAGAAATTATAACCTTTTCTACTAGCCCAAGTTCCACAACCATAAGCAATAAGTAGAATAAGAACCCAAGTCAAAATCTGCGTAGTTGCATCCATAATAATTTCTCCTAATTTATTTTACCTTCATTCTAACTTTCTTGTAATAAAAATCCCATAATTCCTTAAATCCAACCCTGCCTATAGTATGTTGGATGTGATAATCTATAACCAATGGCGGACGAGATTCTTTATTTCTTCTAGAGTAAAATTGATCATAAAAACGCTCATATTTTTGCTTGTCAATTATATCAACACTCATAAACTGCTTATTGAGAGAAACAATACCAATCTTACTACCACTTCTCCCAACTAACTGAATTGCATATTTAGTGTCGAAATTACCAACATTCAAGACACATTCTTTTTTTATTTTATCAACCCATTCTCGTTCAGACATAATTTATTTTACCTTAAAAAATAAACCCATCGAATTCGATGGGTTTAAAACTAGCAATATATCACTCTAATTATTGGATATTCTTCATCTGGATACATTTTATAATCATCTAATAAATAATCCAAAAATTCTTTCTTAGAAAATATCAAAGAATTTAAAGGCAATTTATCATATATATAAACCTTAAATCCAATACTCTGGAAATAGTCTACACATTCTTCATTTGGATACGTAAAAACTACATTGAAATTTTCT